AAGGTGAAGTTAAAATAGGTAAAAGCAAAGGAATAGAATTTGATAATTATTACTTAATTACAGGAGTTTCTATTCATATAGATAATGTGACTAAAGTGGGAACAACTAATTTAGAATGTTCAAAAGAAAGTAAACTATTATCAAAAATAGAACAAAATTATAGTCAAAAGGTGGCAGATATACTAACAGGTATGGAACCGAATAAATCATGATACATTACTACGGAATAGTTGAAGATAGAAATGACCCTCTTGAAATAGGTAGAGTGAGAGTTCGTATCTATGGTATTCATACTGAGAACAAATCACTAATTGCAACACCCGACCTTCCATGGTCTCAAGTATTACTTCCAACAACCTCTGCAGGTCTTTCAGGATTTGGAACACAACATGGTTTAGTTGAAGGGTCAACTATTGTTGGGTTCTTTCGTAATGATGTTGATATGCAAGACTTTATTATCATTGGTTCTGTTGCAGGTATACCTTCAGAAGGTTATCGAAAAGATGTAAATGATAAGATTAAAAAAAGAACTCCTGATGAAGGTTTCAGTGACCCTAGACGATTAACCAAAACTGATTATGATAAAACGGTTGATGGTAAAAATCCACCCGAAGTTAAAAGACCTTTTGGACTAGAACATGGATTAGACACTGCACCTATCAAACCAAAAAAATTAAAGTTAAAATATTCAGGAAAGGGGTCTTCATATGAGAATCCAAAACTTACTGAAAAAGATTTACCACTATATCCTTTATATACAGACGAATCAGATGTATCAAAATATGCAAGAGGTGAGATAGAATATGATAAAGGTGGTGATAATGAGAAAGCTGGTGTCGTAGAATTAGGAGGAAGGGAGACTTATTTTAATTCTACTGTTATGAATCCACCTTCCAGTTTTCATGATATACCTTCACCACAATATCCATATAACAAAGTTTATGAATCTGAATCGGGTCACATAATAGAAGTAGACGATACAAGAGATGCAGAAAGGATTGCAGTGGAACATAGAACAGGAACCTTCTTTGAAATACATCCTGATGGAAGTCAGGTAACTAGAATCGTAAACGACAATTGGTATGCTGTATACAAAGATAATGAAATGTATGTTGGTGGTAATTGTAAAGTGTTCGTGGAAGGAGATGCAAAGATAGAAGTCAGAGGAAAAACAGATATAGAATCTGCAGGAAACCTATCAGTCGTTGCACCTGAAGTAAGTATCAATGGTGGCACAATTAAGTTGAACTCATAATGGCACTTGTACTTCCAGTAATACCTCTAAGTCTTCCATGTCCTGATGGAACTATAATCAATCTACCAACAAAGGCAGACTTAGTCAATGCAATTGCAAAGATAGGAGATATACCCAGTCAACTAAAAGTTTATCTTGTAACGAATGCAAGTGAGATAACTGCAGAGGCAAGAGAACAGATTGAAAAAATTATCAAAGAAGTAGAAGACTTCATGGACAAACTTGCAAATATCGCTTCTCCTTATTGGGATAAGGGAACAGTTCGTAATTGGGGTAAAGAGGCCAGAGAAGCAATAGAAGAACTATTACAAGAGTTTCATATCTACATCCCAGTAAAGATTATGGAATTGATTAGTAAGATTATTCCAGTGTCATTTACGGTCACTCTTTTAGGAATAAGTATAGATGTACTTAAAATCTTAACCAAAGAAGAACAGACAAATATAAAAATCCAAATCGGTGCAAAGGTAGATACCTTTTATGCACTCATTCCTGATGAGTATAAATTATTTGACGGTGAGTTTGGAATAGAATGTAATGAGTGGAAAGCAAAAGTTATATGGAAGTATCTAAAAAGTGAAATTATGGATTGGGTGACTAACTCCATATTCAAGTTATTTGATAAACTTATAGGTAAGTTTGAAGATATATGGAAAGCACTAAAACTTCCAAGTCTACCTGCTCTTTTTTCATTTGATTTGGGTGCATTAATTAATCTATGGAAGGCACAAGCAAAAGCAAAGTTTGGGGAAAAGACTAAAGAGTATAGAGAGTATATTATAAACAAACTAGAAAGTTTAAAAATTGCTGGATTTGACATACTTGCAATCATAGGTAGTAAGGTTGAATTAACTGTACAATCACTAGAAGATAAAATCAATGAGATAATTTCAGACTTTAGAGATTTTATAATTAACTGGAAAAAGAAACTACTATTTGATTGGGTTAAAATTGTAGAAAAGTTCTTTAAAGCAATAGGACTTGGTAAGATATTTGATTTCATAAATCTAACATTTTGTGATTTACTAAAACTTGTAGGCTTTCCACAATCAATTGACATTTCACTTCCCAAGAACGTATAAATAGTATTATGGCACAATATGTTAACAATGGAAAGACAGTCGCAAGTGAGAACATTTACTCGGACTTAAACATTTCCTTTAAGGCACATCCAATTACGGGAGATGTGACAAGAACCACTGATGTTGATTCAGTTATAAGGTCTATAAAAAATATAGTATCAACTAATGCATATGAAAGACCATTCAAACCAAATTTTGGTGCAGACATAAGGTCTATGTTATTTGAATTAGATACTACCATGTTTGGTCAGGATAGGGTTGCAAAAAGAATTGCAAATAAAATAGAAACTTTTGAACCTAGAGTAAGTGATGTAAAAATATCATTAGACGAAGTAAACCGTAATGAACTAAACATGACAATTTACTTTAGAGTAATAAACAGTATTAATGTAGAAGAGATTCAGTACATATTGACAAGGACACGATAATGGCTATAAAAAGTTCACAATTAAACATAACCGATTTAGATTTTGATGATATATCAGTAAACCTTAGAAATTATCTTAAAGGACAAGACCAATTCAAAGACTATGACTTTGATGGTTCAAACATGTCTGTATTAATAGACTTACTTTCATATGCTTCACACATTGGTGCAGTTAATACTAACATTGCAGCTTCAGAACTGTTCTTAGATTCTGCTCAAATCAGAAAGAACGTAGTGTCTCGTGCAAAGGATTTAGGATTTATTCCTCAATCAGAAACGGGGTCAACTGCAATTGTAGATATTACACTTAATGACGTGAGGAATCCTGATGGAACTTACCCGACAACTACTGAAATGACTTTAAGTAGAGGTTCTATTTTTAACACTACCTTTGATGGTAGTACATATTCCTTTGTGTGTCCAACTACAATAAAACCAACACAAAATGGTGATTCTTATGTTTACAATCAAGTAAACTTAGTTCAAGGAATATATGCAAGTGATACTTTCGTATATGATTCACAATTACCTAATCCTAAATTTGTACTAACTAACAACAGAGTTGATAAATCAAGAATACAAGTAAGTGTAAACTCAAATGGTGTTTCAACAACTTATGCATTATCAACTAATATCTCAACAATAACAACAGAGTCTACCGTCTTCTATGAACAAGAAAACGAAGATGGTTTTAGAGAAATATATTTTGGAGATGGTGTATTAGGTAAACAACTATTAGACGGTGACATTATAACTATGACTTATATTATAGTAGATAAGAAACATGCAAATGGTGCTAGAACATTTTCAATGTTAAACAATATTAATGGGTTTTCAAATACCACAATAACTGCCTCTTCAGTTGCTCAAGGTGGTGCAGAGAAAGAGTCTATAGATTCTATCAAGTTTAAAGCCAATAAGTTCTATACTTCACAAAACAGACTAGTCACATTGAATGACTACAAAGCAAAAGTCAGTGAGTATTATCCAAATGCAGACGCAGTTGCAGTATGGGGTGGTGAAGATAACAATCCACCTGAGTATGGAAAAATATTTGTTGCTCTAAAACCTAAGAACTCTGATTACTTATCCGATACTGAAAAAAGTAATGTTATTAAAAAGTTAAATGCATTGAACATGTTAACAGTTAGACCAACTATTGTTAACCCTGAAATTATTAAGATACTTATATCTTCAACATTTAAATATAACCCAAATGCAACTTCATTGTCAGAGGGTGAGTTGGAGACTGTAGTTACAAATGCAATCAACACATTCGATAATCAAAACTTAAGTAATTTTGATTCAATCTTTAGACACTCTAATCTTATAAAAGATATAGACAATTCAAACGATTCAATTCTTTCTAACACAACAAACATTAGATTGAAAAAATCTCAAAAAGTTTTTACAGACACTACAAGAGGTGTAGTTGTTGAGTTCGGTAATGGACTTTACAACCCACATGTAGGTCATGCAAAGGCTAGTGGTGGTATTTTATCCACTACTGGTTTCAAAGTTTCAGGTGATTCAGTAAATACTCAGTATTTTGATGATGACGGTAATGGTAATCTAAGAAGATACTATCTATCGGGGTCAACAAGAATCTATCAAGATAGTTCTGCAGGAACTGTAGACTATTCAACTGGAAAAATTTCAATCAATACTGTTTTCTTTACTTCGGTAGTAAATGTAGATAGTACGATTGACTTTACCGTTATCCCTAATAGTTTGGATGTGGTTGCAACTAGAGGTAATCTAGTTGATATCGACCAACAATCTATTACGGTGAAAGGTGAAATAGACACCATCGCAAGTGGTGAATCAAGTGCTGGAGTTGGTTATACATCAACCTCTTCCAGTAGTTATTAATCGTTATGTAGAAAGTGGTCGGGAGTCCCCCGAGTAGTTTCCCATTAATTTGGATTTTATAGGAGTAAAATTAAAATGGCAGATAAAAAAATAAGTGCTTTAACAGCAGTCGCAGATTCAGAAATCGGTGCTGATGATTTATTGCATATAGTAGATAATCCTGGCGGAACACCAGTAAATAAAAAAATGACAATTGGTCAATTGTTTGAAAATATCCCTACTCACCTTGCAGTAGATGATATTACAACTTTGACTGCTACAGCAGCAAACCTTGCATCATCATTCGTATCAGCGATTGACTTGTCAGGTGCTAGTGGCTCAGTTGCATTTACTTTAGATGACGGTACAGATGTTGGTCAGATTAAAATCATTTATGCAAAAACTGAACCTGCAAGTTCATACAGTGCAAACATTGAAGTCACTAACTGGGGTTATTCATCAACTTCAGGTACTGAAATAGTACTAGACTCACAAGGTGAAGCTGTGATTTGTATTTGGGACGGTTCTAAATGGTACCCAATTTCTGTTTTCGGTGCAACAGTACAGTAAAATAGAATATGAAAGAATATGCAACAGATAGTCTAAGTTCTAGACTTCCAAATCTCTTACCTGAATTTGTAAGAGAGGAAAGTCCTGCACTTGAGGCATTTCTAAAGTCATATTTTGAATACTTAGAAGCAGAGATAATTACATTATCTTCGCAATCAGTTCTTGATAATTTAAGTTTGGAAGATGGTATCGGAGACCTATTATTGGAATCCGATACCAGTTTTTCACCGACTTCAGAGTCATCTAAAATTATTACAGAACAATCAATTTTAAATCCAACATTATTAGCCTCTCCATTTACTAAAGGAGAATATGTTGTTGGTACTAAATCTAAATCCGTTGCAAGAATTGATATTGTAATTGAGGATAAGATTTATGTAAACACTATATCAGGAAATGGTTTCTTAAAAGGAGAAACAATTACTGGTAGAGAATCAAAACAAACAGGTGTAGTTGGAAGTTTTAAACAGAACTCTGTTCTTGCAAACAATAAACTATTAGACTACTCTGATATTGATAGAACCTCTGAAGAGTTTTTACAATACTTCCAAAATGATTTTATACCTTCATTAGATATAGGTTCTACTGTTGACCGAAGGTTAACAATAAAACACATTAAAGATTTATATCAGACAAAAGGAACTGCAGAATCTGTACAGTTCTTAATGAGACTGTTGTATGGTCAAGACGCAACTATTAGATACCCCGACAATGAAACAATATATCTAAACGAATCAGACTATAGTCAAGTAAGAAGAATGAGGGTGGAAGTTGTATCTGCACCCCCACAACAAACAGATAGAATTATTCAGTATCAAGGTGATACTAAAATAATCGAGGCAGAATCAGTCGTAGAAAATGTATTTGTAGATTCTGTTGAAGAAAGAAAATATTCAATAGAGATTACAGATAATCATATTGGTAACTTTACACAAGGCTCTACCGTCACATTTATAGACCGTGATGGTATTACAGAATATACTGGTACTGTTATAGGGGTTGTTAATGATGTATCAGACGAATCATCTTCGACCTACATATCGCATAATGAT